ACCCCGCTTATAATTTTGACCAAATTTCAATACCCCCCTTTTAAATTCAAAGTGCTTTATGGCAAAAGTCGGTAGAAAACCAAAGGCAAAAGACACAGTGGTAGTAGCAACCACTTCTGATGTCGTGCCTATGCCGCCGGATTACTTAGACGCGGTTGGCGAAGAAATGTGGTTCAGGATTTGCGCCCAAATTTTAGAAATGGGTTTGCTTACTGAAGCTGCTTACCCACAGGTTGCGGACTACTGTTTCAACTGGCAAATATTTGTCTTCAATGCTGGCGAAGTCAAGAACAACGATACACCCGGCGTTGAGATTTACAGCACAGGCAGCAGGGGACTAAGCGCCAACTTTAAAGCAGCTACGGACGCTAGAAAAAGCATGGTAACTTTTGAAAGATATTGGGGACTTAACCCTATGTCGTTAGCTAAGATAAATCTACCAGCAAAGAACGTAGAACCCGAAGACGAATTTGATTTATGATTTGTAGCGTTGCCACCATAGATAAGGACAAATACTACTTCGACAAGGAAGCGGCTGAGAAGCCTATACGTTTTTTTGAAAAGAAGCTGGTACACGTTCAGGGGGAGAAAGCGGGCCAGCCTTTCATTTTGGAGGAATGGCAGAAGTTCCACATCCGGCAGGTATTCGGCTGGCTGAACAAAGAGACGGGCGACCGCAAGCACAGGTACTTTTATTTGGAGATACCCAAAGGCAACGGCAAGTCTGCTTTTGTTTCAGGTCTAGCCATCTACATGAACGGCGTGGACGGTCCAAAAGGCGCTGAAACATATTGCGTGGCCGGAGACACGAACCAAGCCCGTATCGTCTTCGATGCTTGCGCCAATATGATAAACGAAAATGTCAAAATAAAAGACAAGTTCGATGTTCTGAAGTACAGCATTACCCACAAGAAAAGCGGGGGGATAATCAAGGTGCTGAGTTCTGACACGGCGGGCAAGCACGGGTTTCGGCCCTACTTCATAGCCTTCGATGAAATGCACGTACAGCCCAACCGTGAACTTTACGACGTGCTGACCAAGGGAATGATGAAAAGCCGAAATTCAATGTGTGGCATGATTACGACGGCGGGGGAAATCGGGACGTTTGCCGAAGAAATGCACGACACGGCGGTAAGCATTGCTAAGGGGCTTATTCATAATGAGTATTGGTATGTTGGTATTTACTCCGCTTACGATGAAGACGGCAACCCACCAGACGACAAAGAACTGTTCGACGAAAAGATAATAAAGAGGGCTAACCCCGGCTACGGTGACAACTCTATCATTCGCCCCGCTGACTTTGATATTATCGTACAAGACACTAAAGCCCAAAAGACGGGAACCGCATCTTACAAGCAACTACACCTAAACGTGTGGGTTGGCTCCCTCCTGGCCTACATCAACGTTATAGATTACCGCAAATGCAATTTCGGCAAGGTTGACCTGCAATATCACATAGATAATAACACCCCTTGCTACGGTGGCCTTGACTTAGCCAGTACAGAAGACCTTTCTTCGTTCTCCCTGACCTTCGTTCCTGAAGATGGAATGATTGAGTTTTACGAGTGGTCATGGTGTCCAGAAGATACGATACCTAAACGCTCAAAGAACCAGAACGTCAATTACCGTTATTGGGTAGACGAAGGACACATTTTCGCAACACCCGGCCCGGTTCAGGACAAGGACGCAATACAGAAGTTTGTTGCTGAGGCTTGCGATAAGTACAACATTCAAAACATCAACGTTGACCCGTCTTTCCACAGGGCTGTACTAGGCAGTTGGATAGCAGCCAATGACCTACCGATACAAGCCTTTTCTCAAACAACGTCCTACTTTTCGGAGCCGACAAAGCAGCTTAAAGTATGGATCATGCAGAAGTCGGTGAACGTTGGCGACAACCCTATGATGGAGTGGCAAATAGACAATACAATGGTGTACCGTGACAGTAACGACGCTATACGGCCAATGAAAAGCGTATCAAGGGGCAAGGGCCGGGGAACTGGCAGGGACTCCCGCAAGGTTGACGGTGTAGTTGCCCGCATCATGGGGATTGCTGGCTACCTACACGCATTGGCAGAAGAACCGGAGATTACCGGGGAAATAATGGTTTGGTAAAAAAACTAGGATTATGACAGACAAAGAGCGATTTGTTTTGAGGGCCATCCTTCGTGAAATTGATAATGATAATTTCGATGAATGGTTTACTAGCTTGTTTGGGGAGGTGCGTTACGGGCACCCAATTCGTGCCTTCTATATAGGCGAATTATTAGTTAGCCGGGAATTGATTTTTGCAGTTGATGCTGACCCTGAATTTTACCGCGCTGCCCTATTCCCTGAAATGGGCGGGCTTCAAATCGAAACGACATGACAGAAACAAGACTAAAGACCGTGCTGCTTTCGCTGGCAATCCCCTACGATGCTTTTAAGCTGTTCATCATAGACAAGCAGGTTTCAGAGTGGGGGAACGAACCGCTGTACTTCACGCACGACATCATCAATTTTATAGCCACGTTTCGAGACTGTGATTACCCACTACAAAAAAACATAAAGTAATGTCAGACGGCTTCAAAGTACACTTTCCCGAACGGGATATAACATTCAGGATCACCGCAGAGGGTCAGGAGACAGCCGACAAGTTTGAGGACTTGCGAACCATTAGCATGGGGGAGTTAGGCTACGAATTGATTGCGGCAGAACGGGTGGTTTACTGTGAACTGCTTTGCGGCGGTGAGGTAATTGAACAATTAACTTTCGGGGAAGCGACCCGGCAAATGGAAGACCACTAATTTGAACCCAACCCCACCCGAAGGCTACCACGTTACCGACAAAGACGAAATGTTGGTTATCCCGCAAAAGGTCGTTGCCATGCTTTCAACGGCTGGTTACTTCGCTATGTTCTGGACGTTCATTCAGGAGCGGGGCTATACGCACGTTCAATCATGGGAGGCTTGCGAAAGGACGTTAGCACACTTTAAGTTGCCAGCGCGTTACACAAGCTACGAGAGTTTTAGGGCATCCAAAAGTAAAAGCGAAAACAAGCCGGATAGAATGGTTAGTTTTTGGTAATGACTTACGTTGTCTTTGTAAAGTGGTTTCGGCCCCGTCGCTTATGTGGCGGGGCTTTTTCATGCCTACCAATTCATGTTAACCAAGTTAACGCGATCAGGCCACTACCCGCCCGATCTTGCGGATATGTTGGCAGAAGCCCGTTCCGCAATTAGTGGGTATTTACGTGAAAATTCCGTTTTGGCTTTGTCCAAATCCGGGGGTAAACTAGCGCAAACTAAGCAAGAACCTACCGAAACCCGCGCAACCCTTGCAGAAGCTATTTGGGGGCCGATGTTTGGTGGTCCCGTGTCTGCTTCTGGCGTATCAGTTAACCACGAAACAGCACAACGCCACTCTGCTGTGTGGGCTTGCGTCAAAATAATGTCTGAGGCTATTTCTAGTCTTTCATGGGATGTTATTCAGGAGTTGCCCAATGGCGACCGCCAAAAACTACCTGCTCATTCTGTTGCAAAGGTTCTACGCTCCCCAATGAAGGGAATGTACAACGGCAACACATGGTTTGAGACAATGCAAGCGTGGAAGACCTTACGAGGCAACGCTATTTCTTTAATCGTCCGTAACGGGGCGGGAACACCTAAAGCCCTAAGACATTTTCCTTTAGAACAGGTTACGATTGACTTTGATGCGGTCCACCAGATGACGTATTACACGTTTTGGGACCGTCACACCAACAAGAATATTGTTGCCGAAGCCGCCGACGTTATCCATATCCGTTCGATGGTGTGGGACACAGAAAAAGGCTGGGGGAAATCACCTATTGAGGTTCACCGTAATTCTATTGGCTTGCATTTGGCGGGCCAAGACTACATGGGAGGCATAATGAAGAACGGCGCACACATCCCAGGTGTGCTGATGACTGACAACAAGCTAACCGCCGAAGGTGCGCAACGTATGTCACAAAGTTGGAGCGCAAAGTTTGGTGGCTCTGGCAATTCAGGTTCAACCCCAGTTTTAGAACAAGGCGTAAAGTACCAAGCCCTAAACCTCACCCCTGCCGATGCGCAATGGTTAGAGGTTAACAACGCGACCATTCAGGACGTGGCTAGAATCTTCGGGGTGCCTCTGCATATGCTGGGAAGCCTTGAGCGGTCAACGAATAACAACATAGAGCAACAGGCGCTAGAGTTTGTCACGCAGACGCTACGCCCATTGGCTAAGATTTGGGAGGCAGAGTTTAACAAGCTGTTCACCCCGCGAGATCAAGGCAAAATATACTTCAAGTTCGACCTAAACAGCCTACTACGCGGTGATGTGAAGTCACGCGCTACGCTATACGATACGCTCCTAAAGTGGGGCGCTGTCAACGTAGACGAAGTGCGTAGGCTTGAAGGTTGGAACGCGATATTAACGGGCGAAGGCAAAACTCACCTATACCCCGTCAACATGGCCCCTTTCGATAAGCTAGGCCAGCAAGAACAAGGCGCGATAAACGCCACAAATCAAACTACTGATGGAGAGGAAGAATAAACCGGCCTTTGTTGAGCATACCATGTCCCGCCGTTCGGCAGACTTTGATTTTCGCATGAGCGAAAGCGATACTGGTGTGCGAACCATTACCGGCCACGGTTCTGTATTTGATAGCCCATCGGAAGACCTTGGAGGTTTTCGTGAGATCATCCACAAGGGCGCTTTTGATGAGGCAATTGCCAACTCTGACGTTCGGTGCCTTATCAATCACGAAGCAAACCTAATCCTTGGCCGCAACACGTCGGGAACGCTTCGTTTGTCCATCACCGATACCGGGCTTGGCTATGAATGCGACCTTCCAGACACCACCTATGCCCGCGACCTAACCGTTAGCCTTGACCGTGGCGACATCTCTCAAAGTTCCTTCGCCTTTACGATGGATTGGGAGAAAGAAGGCACCCGGGAGGACGGCGGCAACTACGAATACCGCTACAATAAATCAGACGACAGTTGGACGCTCCACATCTACAAGGTGCGGGAACTTTTCGACGTGTCTCCGGTCACGTACCCGGCATATAAAGCTGCTGATGTACGTAGCGCTGTGAACGGATTAGAAGCCGCTAAGGAGCGCCGTGATGCAGCCGCAGCCGCACAAGCCGCAGCAGAACAAGCCGCACTTGATGCAGCTAAGGCAGACATAGAAGCAGAAGATGAAGTTTTTGCAATCGAAGCAGCCGAAAGACAAAGACAAATCCAAATTAACAAGAACAAATTTTAATTTAAAACCCATCGGACACGGTGGATAAAAAGTGCATTATGAAACCAGAAATGGAACTCTTAGATGAGCGCAACCGACTGGTTGCATTGCAGGAAGACCTTGCAAACCGTACCAAAGGCAAAGCCCTTGCCAGCGATGAAAGCGAGCAGTGGGATAAAATCCAAGCCGACATTGACCAAGTGCAAGGCGAAATCGCCCGCAACCGTCAGGTTAAGCGCAGCAAAGAATTGATTGCCGACGCAGCCGCCGAAGCGCGTGGTAATCGCGCCCCATCCGAAACCCAAGTTGGCA